GCATCATTAACTGGTTATATTTCAGATATTGCTTTTGCAGGTGTTAATTATCAAGTAAATTCTTTATCATCTGATAAATTATATATCAAAGCAAACATTTATTATAATGGTCAATATGCTTCAACAATTAGTACAAATGTTATTTTAGCAATTAATACTTATTTGGCAAATATACCATTTGATGGAGCTATTAACTTATTAAGATTAACAGATGCTATTCAAAATGTAGTTGGAGTTGCAGACATTATTTTAATTGATGTAGCAATACGCTCAAATTCTACTCCATTTATAAGTAAAACATATTTAGTTTCAAGCAAAACAACTATTATATCTAATTACCCATCAATAGCAGGTTATATTGAAGAAGAAACAACTTCAAGTCAAGATTTTTTAACTACTTTAAATTTTATAGCTCAATAGTATGTCAATATACAATATTAATACAGATTACGTTAATGAACAGTTAACGCCACCTAAATTAAGAAAAAATAAATTCTTAGCATGGTTAAGTGTACTTGCTAAAGAACTAAAAATTTTTAATAATTTATTTTATTTATATCAAAAATCAGATATAACAAATTGGTTAGCATTTTCAATGAGTTCAACTTATTCATTAAATGATAAAGTTATTTATACTGATAATAATATTTATATGTATAATAATACTACGCCAACTACTGGTAATTTACCAAATGATGTTAATTATTGGACATTAGTTCAAAGTAATTTCATTGGAGTTGATAAAAGAATTAATGCAAATGCTCAAAAAATGATACTTGAATATACATTAAATAGATATTTTAGAGTTTCAATAATGAGTCCACAAATTTATATTCAAAATACAGTTGTATTCTTAACTCCTTTTGTAATGGGAAATATAGGTAGTGTAAGTTCAAGTATGTCTAATATTAGTAGTTATCAAGTTAATTACTTAGGTAACGCTTATACATACTCATCAAATATTTACGATTATACAATATATGTTCCTACTGTTTTATTTGCGTCTTTAGGAACGTCAACTTTAAATAGAGAAAATGCAATACGTTCTTTTGCTGATTTATATAATTTAGCAGGAATGACTTATCAAGTAGTAACTTATTAATAAAATAAATATATGAAAAAAATAGACGTAACACAAATTGTAGACCCATCAATACAACAACCATTTACTGGTTTATCTTTAGCTTTTTTACAAGAAGCAAGTAAAGAAATGACTTATGCTTTATGCAGAAATATAATCAAATCAAAAGGCTATACATTCTCGCCAACAACTCCTTATAAAATATCAGCAGATAATTATGGTGGAATAACAGGTGATGGATTTATATTTTATGGTAATGAATTATATAGAAGTACCGAAGACACAATTGGATTAGATTATGCTTTAATTGATACAACTCCAGACGTTGTTGCTGACCCTGTTTTATTTACCGATTCAGTTAATAGAAACGTTCATAATAATAGATATTTAACATATTCAATGAGTCCAATAGGAGCTTTATTTGCTATGGCAAATGTTATTGATGTAACAGGAATAACTTATAAAGTAGCAGATGAGTATGTTTTACCAACTCAAACATCAACTTCATATATCTATGCTAATTTAACAGGTTTAACTTATACAACAACTAAAGCAGCTAAATATGAAATTGAATTAAAAGGAACTATTTATATTAATAGTACAAGTGGTTCAGGTGCTGCAGGTGGTGGAGCTTTGTTTAGATTATTTAATACTACTGATTTAGCTTCATTAGATGATTCAAGAATAACAATTAACACAATAGCTACAGGCACAGTTGATTCAGTTATTTGTGTTAGTTTTCAATGTAAAACAATATCTTATTTAGCAAGTGGTAAAACAATAGATTCACAATTTGCAATGGAAATAGGAACAGATGATATTACTGCTCTTGATTGTAAAATGTTTGTAAAAGAATTATAACTTTAAATTATTTTTAATATACCTTTTTATTTCTACAAATTCCATGTATTTATGATTAGGTATATTATCAATGATTTGATAATAAATTTCAATAATGTTTTTAGCCACATGAGATTCAAGAGCTTCTTTATTAACACAATCATTTATAAACCCATCTTTAGCATAACCACATATTCTAGTAGTTACTTTCATAGCCATTTCTGATTTCTTTTTTAATAAATTTTCTATTGATTTCTCAGCCATAATATCAAGTTTTTGTTACAATTACAAATATATAAATAATTTTTAAATAATTTTGTTATATCGAAAATTTTAAATACATAAAAAACGTTTCTGCAGAAGAGGGTACAATATTATTGTATTCTCAAATTGGTGACTCGGTTGATGAAAATGGTAATTTAACACAAGGCATCAACGGAGCATCATTTGCTTATGAAATGCAATACTTACAAGATAAATGCAAAAGCATTGCTGTTCGTATTAATTCAGTTGGTGGTTCAGTTCTAGAAGGATACAGTATTGTTAGTGCAATACTTAACTCTAAAGTTCCTTGTAATACTTACATTGATGGATTAGCAGCAAGTATTTCAGGAGTTATTGCAATGGCAGGTAAAAAATGCTACATGATGGATTATGGTACTTTAATGTTACACAATCCTAGTGGAGGTGATTCAAAAATGCTTGATTTGGTTAAAGAAACGTTGGTTACACTTATTTCTAATCGTTGTGGTAAAACAATGGATGAGATATCTACAATGATGGATTCAGAAACTTGGTTATCTGCTAATGAATGTTTATCTAACAATTTAATAGACGAAGTTATTTCAAGTGGTAAAAAGATTAAAATGAATAAAAGTGAAAGTCTTTATAATATGACTTTGATATATAATAAATTAATAAACCCAAAAACAAAAACAATGATAAAAGTAACAGACTTTTTGAAGTTGAAAAACGAAGCATCTGAAGAAGAAATCGTTTCAGCTATCGAAGAAAAGGACAATGTTTTGGTATCAAAAGATGCTGAGATATTAGAATTAAAAGAAAAGTTAAAAGCTTTCACTGATGCAGAAGAATTGGCTAAAGAAGCTGCTATTGCTGATATGAAGAATAAAGCTAATGACCTAGTAAACAAAGCATTTGAAGATAAAAAAATTAAAGAAGAAGAAAAAGAATCTTTAGTTAATTTAGCAATTTCAAACTTTGAAACTATTGAAAATATGTTGAGTAAAATCAATGTAGTTAAAAATGCAGTTACTGTATTTGATTTTAAAGTTACTAAAGAAGATGGTAGCGTTGAAAATCGTTCAGAATGGACTTTTAACGATTGGTCAAAAAACGACAACAAAGGACTAACTGAATTACAAAATTCTAATCCAGAAGAATTTGAAAAGTTAGTAAAAAAATTAAAAGTAACAATCTAATAATATAAACAATTAAAAAACAAATAAAATGGCATTAATAAAAGAAATTTGGGTAAACCAAGTTGTTGAAACTTTAAACCAAGACGCAGCGTTCTTACCTGCATCAGTTGACCACTCGCAATATGTTGCTTTTGGAACTGTTCACATCCCACAATCAGGGGCTAATCCTACAGTATTAGTTAATCCTACATCATTTCCGTTGGCTATCGCTCCTCGTACCGATACAGACAGAACTTATTCATTAACTCGTTACGCTTTAACTCCTACGTTAATTGACAACTTAGATGCTATTCAAGTATCTTATGACAAAAAGAACTCAGTTATTGGACAACAAATTAACACTTTAGTTGAAAGTATCGGTACTCAAGTAGCTTATACTTGGTCTGCTACAGGAGCTTTAAACATTGTTGAAACAACTGGTGCTGCAGGAACATCTTTATCTCCAGGTTCAACAGGAACTCGTAAAGCAGTTACATTAATTGATATTGCTAATTTAGCAAAGAAAATGGACAAAGACAACGTTCCAAGATTAGGTCGTAAATTGTTAATGAATGCTGATATGTTTTGGGAGTTGTTTACAATTTCTGAAGTTGTAAGAGCATCTTATAATGGTTTTCAAATGGCTAATGGAACAAACACTTTATCAACTGGTATTGTTGCTCAATTATTTGGTTTTGAAATTATGATGAGACCAACAGTATCTATTTACGCTAAAACAGCAACTGTACCAACTGTACCTGGAGCTGCTACTGTAGCATCTGACCGTTTAGCTTGTATCGCTTGGCATCCAACTACTGTATCTCGTGCTTTAGGTTCTATGAATCCAATGTATGACCAAGGTGATAATGGTAATGGTAAACCTGAATATTTAGGTTCTATCTTTAACATGGAAGTTATCTTAGGTTCAGCAATTTTAAGAACAGACATGAAAGGTGTTTGTGCTTTAGTTCAAGCTTGGGTATCTTAATCAATAAATAAACTAATAAGAAAGGCTTGTAGTAAAA